TGGTTATTCCACACCAACTACACATACTGTCGTTCAACCGATAGTTGTGAAACCACCTCAGCAAGTTGGTCAGCAGTACATAAATACGACACCTAGAACTACTCAAGTTGCACCTGCCCCTAAACCCGAAGACTTCTTAAAGCCTAACCAGGCAGTAGAGAAATGGGGAGATAGTGAAAGAATTGTAGCTAAAGATGCCCCTGAAGGATTTAAGAGAAATCTGCTTGGTGCATTAGATTGGGCAACATTTGGTATAGGTGATTTTGATAGACGAGGTAATTTATATGGAGGAGTACATAAACCTGGTTTAAGACCTGGATCAGGATATGGCGGCAAGGTGAGTGATGTACCTATGCCACAACCAGTTCCTTCTAAGCCACCACTTGTACCTAATCAGCCTTTAGGTGATCCAAGGGTTGATAACACTGGACAGTGGCAACATTTCGGATCAGGAATGGGTCTAAGCCAGATGCATCATTTGGCGGATCAGCAGGTGATTACAAATAGGCAGAATCAAGGTCTGGATTACATGATAAGAGGTAGACAGGCGCTCGATCCAATTAATCTTAGTTGGATGCTCGCCCAGCAAGCAACTCCATACGGCAAGTCATATTTAATGGATAGAGATGTTGCTAGGACTCAAGGATTAACCAATGCGGCAGTTGCTGGTGCACAGAAGACTTTAACTAATGCTCAAAGAATACGGCTTCTTAAAGATGGTGCGATTGCAGGATCTACAGCAGGAATGGCAGGAAGTGGTAGAGTTATAACTTAACCGTTGGTAGAATCTAAATACTGTTAACTAACAAGTTATAGACAATGGCTGATAGCGATCCAGGTGGCTTAAAGAGGGCGGAAGCCGAACAGAAAAAGGCTAATAAAAGATATACGATTGGCGGTAATGTTTATACCGTTGACCAAGAGACAACTAATCAGTTAGTACTGGATGAAGCTGCCGCTGCACAAACGCGGATCAACATGAAGTTGGCCGCTGATGAAGATAAGAAGTTAAAGACATATTTTACGACTGAAGAAAAAGGGATGGCTCAACTTCAATCAAATCTTAGGCGAGCAGAGTATGGAACAGTTGGTCAGCAGGATCGACTAAAGGAAGGAGTTATTGGTTTAGAAAGAAGAAAAGCGTTAGAGACTGAAGGAGCTGAGACACGAGAGACTGCAGCAACAGTTGGTAAACAGACTCGTTTAACTGAAGCAGAGAAAGGTGCTCAGGAACGAAGGACTCAAAGAGAAGGTTTACAGACTAGTGGTGTAGAACAGAGACAGACACAGGCCGAGAGATACGTAGGAGAAAGAGCATTAGAACAAACTCGTGGTGGCGAGGCTAGAGCATTAGCAAGTAGGACAGCTCAAGAAGGACGACAGACACAAGCAGAACGTTATGCGGGTGAGAGATCTCTTGTCGGAGAAGGTGGAAGGCAACAGAGGCAGACTCAAGCTGAGAAGTTTGCAGGAGAAAGAGCTACTATTAGTCGCCAAGCTCAAGAAGGACGACAGACACAAGCAGAACGTTATGTAGGAGAAAGGAGTTTAGTAGGAGCCGGTGGTAGAGAGCAACGCCAAACTCAAGCAGAACGTTATGTAGGAGAAAGATCTCTTCTCGGAGCTGGTGGTAGAGAGCAAAGACAGACTCAAGCTGAAAGATATACAGGTGAGAGAGGATTACTTAGAACTGGTGGGGCTGAAACACGAGCAACTAGACGAGTTGAAGGACAGGAAGGTAGAGCACTAGAAAGGACTCGTGGGTCAGAGACTCGTCGTACAGACTTGCAAAGAGAGTCCTTCCGTCGCTATAAAGAAGATAGAGATTATCGTCAGGCACAATCTGGCTCCAGAGTATGACCGAGTGGCTAAAAGGTTTAACCGCAAAAGATCGAGAAGCCTTTCTAGCATTTTGTAAACAGACTAAGAGTCCAATTCAAATGTATTTGTATTCCCGATTTCTTGGGTTTACAGGTACTATCGTTCAATGCGATAAATGGGCTCAAAGAAAGTTCAAAAGGCGCAACTTTAATGAGGTATTGGAAGTTGAGATTGACTCCATGCAACAAGATATCGCTAATTTGAGAGATGGCATTCAGATGGGCATGGTGAAACAAGATATGGGTACTGCCAGGATTGCCATGCTTCAGAAAGAATTGAGGGGTACGATTAAACAGTTGAGTGATGAGCGTGTATTACTAGATAAGCAAGGGTTGATTCTCGCTGGCGCAGATAGAGCTTTAAGAGAAATGTTGTCTATATTTAGAGATGATCCTATTGAAGGTCCGTTACAGGAAGCATCAATGGGAGTTTGGACGAAAATATTGCAGGAGGAGAGTTAGAATAAATTTATAAATTTTAAAAAGATATGTTTGCTCCTGTTAATCAAGGATTTAATCCTTTAGGTGGTCCTACAACTCAGCCAGTAACTAACTATCGACAGGTGCCAAGTTGGGGAACTAGTGGCCCAATAGTTGATCAACGTTCTCCTGAACAGATTATGTTACAACGTAACCAAACAATAGGTAATGTTCTTGGAGGATTAAGTAACTTACCAGGAATGCCAAATCAAATGAGAATGGCGGGAAGTGTCTTGCAATATCTTCTTCAGAGTGGAATGCTTAATCCAACTATTATGCGCTAGTTGACTTAGAAATAATTACGCTATGCTACGCCCATGGCAGGTACGAGTATTTATAGCGTTTATAGACGCACTGCAAGAGCTGCTGCTAAGCAACAGGTAGTTAGAAAGACTTCACTTGTTGATGTTGAACGTGCTCGTGAGGACTTTGCATATTTCTGCGATGTTGTAGGTAATAAACCACCTGCACCACATCATAAACAATGGCATAAATATCTATGTACAGGAGAAAGTAGTGGGTGCTTAATAGGGATTGCCGGTCCAAATATAGATATTCTTGCACCACGCGGTTCTGCTAAGTCAACTGTTCTTGGATTGTTCACTGCTTGGTCTATTGGTGTACATGCTATGAAACGTATGCCATTAAAGATCTTATATATTTCATATACGGTTGATGTTGCTAGGCCAAAAAGTGCTGCCATTAAAAGAATTATTGAAGAGAATAAGATCTATAAAGAAATCTTCCCGACAGTAAAGATTGCTAAAGGTATAAACTCCAATGAGTATTGGAGTATTGACTGGAAATTTGCAGGAATTAAATCAACTGGTGAAGAAGAATTTAGTGTATGCTGCGCTGGATTAAAAGGTGCTGTTACTTCAAAACGTTCCCATTTATGTATTATTGATGACGCAATTAAAAGTGCCGATGATATAAAGAATAGGGATATTCGCCAAGCGATGGAGGATAATTGGAATGCGGTCATCGTTCCAACGATGTTTGAAGGCGGTAGAGCAGTATGTCTCGGAACTCGTTTTCGGCATGATGACATTCATAACAGCACTTTCACTCCTGCGAATGATTGGGTGCAGATTATTCAGTCTGCTATCACAGTGGATAAGAACGGAGATGAGATCTCTTATTGGCCGGATATGTGGTCTTTGGATTATCTTCGAGACCGAAGGAGGCAAGCTCCGGTTGCTTATAGTTTCCAGTATCAGAATCAGATTGTTCAAACTAGTGAACTTTCTCTTTCACCTGATTTAGTCGTTAAAGGAACTATTGCTACTCAGTTTGATGCAATGGGAGTAGGAGTGGATCTGTCTGCTGGTGTCCGAGAACAAAATGACTTCACTGTTTTTGTAATGGGAGGACGTATTGGTAACAAGATTCATATTATTGATTGTAAAAGATTGCGAATCATGGGCAATTTAGAAAAACTAGAGAGCCTTATGGAAATGATGGAGGAGTGGGGTGTTATTCATGGAGAAGGAAAGAATTATTTTGCTACTGATAGTGCTGTTCATATTTGGTCAGAAGCCGTTGCATACCAGGCTTCTTTAGAAGCTGACTTTAAACGTATTTGTTTAGGAGATCATGGTCTTTATAACATGATATGGCATGCAGTCAAAGGATTTCGCGGGGACAAAGTTGCAAGGTTTAGGGGAATTATGGGGCTGTTTGAACAGAGGAGAATTATTTTTAATAAGTATCGAAAATTTACTGCACTAAAAGATGAAATAGTTAACTTTGGGGTAAGTTCTCATGACGATTGTGTGGATGCATTGGTATGGCTGTGTAATGGGCTAATGACCAAAGGAAAACTAGAGTTAGAGTATTGACGATTTAAACTGGAAAGACACCTACCAATGTCAAACAGCTATTACAACTTAGAAATCGAACAGGATGCATATGGTTCTGTTGTTATCCCACTCCCTGATGAACTCTGCCACGATATGGCGCTCCAGCCTAGTGAAAGATTTGATGTTGAAGTTGAGGATGATGTGATTACTCTAAAACGTTTACACGCTGGTTACACCATTGATCAATAGAACTTAGCCCAAACTCATGAGTAATACTGCTGTTAAATCAGAGCTCGATACCCTTATTAAGGCGGTAGTCAATCGAGATGGTACTGGATCGGCAGATACGATGCTGATTAATGCGCATCTGGCGCAGATGAAAATGTTTGGGATACGTCAGGGGGTTGAATTCTTTCCTGATCAAGATAATTTTGGAACTCAAAGATTTGATTTTATTAAACAAGTTATAAAGTTCAATAAATTAGATGCTCGTCTTGATTCCATATGGGATAGATTTTTAGCTTATGGAAAAGGTCTTTTCTATATTCGTCCAACACAGAAGACTTATCGTCTTTATTGGTTTGATAAAGATTCTTACCGTTCTTACTATTCTCCAGAAGGTGATTTAGAAGAAGTAGTCATTATCTATCCTTATAAAGTTAAATCCTCTAAAGGCTTTAAAGGTACAGGATTAAATACGGATAAACGTTATATGCGTTTACGTATTACTCCACAAGAAATTGAAGAGTTTCATAGTGAGCAGGAGATAAGTTTTGATAATGAGAATATGGATTATGCAAAATTTGATAAACAAGTACATGAAAACAGTATGGAATTTATTCCATGTGTTGAAGTTTTCAATAATCCAGACGCATTTGGTACTGATGGCGCTGGGGAATTCGAGTGGTTATCTAGTCAGATAGTAGCTCATGATGAAATGGTGAAAAATATTCGTGCAAACCTTTCATTCTTTGGTAATCCAACTCTATTATCATCTCGTCCTAAACAAGATATTGTTGAGCAAAATTCTGATGAGGCAGCCCAAAGGCCAAGTATTTCTAGTCAATCTGGATTCCAATCTAATTTTGATCTTTCGAGTTCTACATTTAAACAGGATCCTTCCACTCGTCAACAGCCTGGTTATATAGGTAAGCCAGGTAGTGGTTATCGCGTACCTAGAGTTATTGCGAACTTGGAACCAACAGATAGGGTTGGATTTATTACTCCTAATGCTGTAGGAACTGACCAAGCTCGTTATGCAGAGCAGCTGAGGAGTGAGATACGTCTAGCTTTGGGAGGCATTGATGATTTAAGTATTACTAATGTAACGGCTACTGAAATTAAATCTGCTTATGGTCGTGTCAGTGCGACGGCTAAGAAAAAGTGTTTGCAGTTATACGAGTATGGAATTTGTAGATGTTTTGAGTTAATGATTTTCCAGGAAGAGCAAATCTTCCGTAAATCTCTTGCATATCATTCTGGTATTAAATATCCAATACCTCCAGAAGATCCTGATGATGATATAGCTTATGAGAAATACAGTAAGCAAAAAGACACTTATGAGCGCAAATTAGAAAAAGCAATCAATATGGCGATTGAGACGAAAGAAATACCTCCCGGTGTTGTAGGACTAGCTCCTGACGGGGATAGATCAGTTACATGGCGTTGGATGGGTCCTGTTTATGAGGACACTGCTGAAGACAAAATGAAGCAATCTATGTTCTGCAGAAACCTACAAGAATTGGGTGTTGATAGTATAGAAGCACTGAAGTACTTATTTCCTTCTAAAACTGATGATGAGATTGCAGGATTGCTTTCTGGTTATCCGTTTAGAATAGTAGGACAAGTACAAAGGGCTTACTCAGGTCTTATTGACTTAGTCAACCAAGAAATGAGAACGCCACATCCACAGCAACCGAATTTACCGATGGCTGCGGACCCGAGACTTG